ATGGAAAAAAGCAAAGCCGAGTTCCGCGCACTGTCAGAGCTCGTCGGAATCAACCAGCAAGACATCGCCAGAATTATGGGCGTGGAAGACAGGAGCGTTCGCCGTTGGATATCGCCATCTTATCCCACCTACCATGCGCCACAGGATGCATGGGACATCCTCGAGGATGCACTACGTCTACAACAGTCAGGCGTAGAGAGCGCACTTGAAATCGTAGAGAGCTGGCACGAGCGAGCCGGTAAAGAGCCCAAGGAAGTTACGCTCATATACTGGCAGAGCGAAGATGACTACCGCGGGCACCATTCTCCGGCAGATGGCGGTTCATGGCGTCAGGCAAACGCCAATTCACGCGCGACATACGCCGCACTTACTGCTCTTGGCTACTCAGTGCGATTTGTCCCGTCGTCAGACAAGGGCAAATACTCCATAGAGCCAGAGATAGACGCTTAGAATCGATTGTGGCGAGCCATTTACCTGCTCGTTTGTAATGGCAAATTTATTCACAAAGTCAAGAACTTTTTAAGGGTGTGTTTAATAGACACACCCTTCTCTAATTGTGAAGAATATATGTACGTTCGTATATAGTTCCTATAAATATATACGGTGGTATATAATAGAATCATCAGAAAGGAGGTGAGATAGTGAAGTGGAGAATAAAAATTGAGCTAACACTCCGGAAGATAGTAGCGTATCTGGTAATCCGGAAACGTTAGCTCAAAGCAAAAGGGAAACCCGTTCAAACGGGCGGGTTTCCTGCTCCACTTAAATTATAGCAAAGTAGATTAGAGAAAGGTTAAAACATGGACGCAAAGACTAAAGCAACTATCAAATACAATCGTGAGAAGGTGCGCCGCTTTAGCATGAATCTGTCGCCCGTTGATGCAGATATGATTAAGTGGTTGGAAGGTAAAGATAATATCACGGGGTACCTAAAGCAGCTTGTACGTAAGGATATGGAGAAGCATAGCTAACAAAATACCCCCTCCCGCCGTAGCGAGAGGGGGTTTATTTGCGCCGTAGCACACCCCGCCGGAGCGGGGCGCAAGGGGTCGCGCCTAGGAACGTAGCCCCCTGTAGGAGCTAGGGACCGTAGTACACCTAGCCCGTAGTTACAGTATAGCACTTAAGCCTTGATACCAGCGAGATAGCCGGATGCGTCGATCGTGACCGTCACATCACCGACCATCATATGGCCGTCCGTATCAAAGGCACAGAGCTTACCGGCTCCGACATTGTAGACACAGTCGGCAACCATCGCTCCGTCATCGCCAAAGTAGTACCAGATGTCGCGGCCATCGCCGGTATCGTGATACCAGCCGGTTACCATGCGCCCTGTACCGTCGAGGTAGTACATCTTGCCGTCGCGCTCGACCTTGCCAGTGAGCATGTGGCCGTCAGACGCTAAGAGATACCAGCTGCCTTTGTACTCGATCCACTTATCGGCTACCAGGGCGCCGGACTCGTCCATGTACCACCAGAGCTTATCGGAGCCTTCCCAGCTGGCATGTACCCAGCCGGTCATTATCCAGCCGGAAGCGTTGAAGTAGTACCACTTATCGCCGACCTTATACCAGCCCACAGCGTATTCGTCTGCGCTCTCGCCGGTCTGATACCACCACGAGCCCTTACCATCGGTGTGCCAGCCGGCCGCACTTGTCGAGCGGCTCCCTGTCATGACCTCATACCAGTAGCAGACGCGATCCATAAAGTGGGCGTTTTGGCTTTCTGCAAGTTCTCCTGGGCACGCAGTGGCTACAATCTGGCGATGTGGCCGGACATTCCCACCCCACTCGGGATAGCCAAGTCCGTACTTGATAAGGAGTGCCGCCGTAAGGTGTGCGCCACTCTCAAGCGTCGCTTCTGCGACCGTCCACGGGGATGTAGAGTTGTTGGCGTGCTCGATGGATATACTGCGCTGGTTTTCGACGTAACGCCCGACTGCGTAAGCTGTGTCGCTCTCGTAGACGTGCTGAGCAATTACACCTGAGCCGTCTACGGAGTAATGAGCGCTTGTAGCGCCACCAGCCGACCACATGGCCGCGAGCTGCTCTGCACTTGCTCCAACTGTCGCCTCATGGTGGATTGCAATATACGCTACCGAGTGGCCACCGCGTCCTGCGTCAAAAGCTGTAGTGGGTGCCCAAATGTCAGGAGTAATTTCTCCGGTAAAATCTGCCATTACTCCCCCTCCACACTCGCTGCCTTGAGCGGAGACTTGCCGGAATCAACCTCCGGAAGTCCTGCCACAGAGGTAAGTAAGGACACTACAGCCGCAAGAGCCGCCGCAGATGCCACTGCTGCCCAGTCAACGGCGGTAATGCCGATGGCATTGGTGCCGATAAGGGCAACGGCCGTCTGTGCTGCCGTCTTAATAGCGCGTACCAGTGCTGCTTTGATCCATACGTTCATAGTTTTTTCTCCTTTTCTCGGTCTTACTGGCCGATCATCTTGGTAATTAAAAAGCCGACTACTGCTGCTACGAGTAGTGCGATTACCTGCTTAGTGACATCTTTCCAATGCTCGCCGGGGACACTGGCGAGCGCGTCTACCTTGTCACTCAGGCGATTGAGCGTCTCTTGCATCGTGTCGAGCGTACGCTGCATCATCCCGAGCTTAACGTCCAGCTCAGCCGAACCAATTTGCAAACTCTGAATCTCTACCCCATGTCTTGTCACCCGCCCCTCAAGCGTGTGTATACGCTGCTCAAGCTCGCTATCCTTACCTTTGAGCGCCGCAAGCGCAGCGCCTAGGCTCTCGTCCTCCATCGGCATCACCTCCTATTCAAAGCTTTTGGGGATAAAGGTAAAAAGCCCCGTAGCGTAGCCGCTTGAGTAGTTGTAGAGATATATATGGCCATCGCCGCCAGTGGCCGAGCCTATCCAAATCTTCGCGTTGTCATTGCCACTTTGCGTCCCCATCGGGTAGTAGCCCTCGATGGCCGGAAGTAAATCCTTCGGAAGCTCCTCCGGCGTGGTATATGTCGATGTACCGGCCGCCAAGTAGCAATCCAGATACATAAAGCCGCCACGCAAGCAATAACGCACACGGCACGTACCGTTGTCGTGCAGCGTTTTCCACGGCTGGAACCTAAGCAATTTCATCAAGTCATCGACTTTGATGGAAACATCGTCATTTTTAGCGGATACCATGAGGTTGGCGGCGTCGAGGCTATACTCTGCCCGGCGCCTCGATGTGCCTTCGCCCTCAGCGACGGTAACAACGAAGTTTTTAGACCGGTGAAGCTCTATATCAGAGCTTTCAAAATCAAAACTTTTAGAGGTTAGCTGCGTCGCGCTCGTAGATATATCTTGAACAAACCCTGAGCTAATTAGCAGATCGCCATTAGAGAGCTTGATGTTATTTTTTGAAAACACCGCCAGCTCTTTCGAGCCATTTTTAATGGCAAATCCCATACTATCAACAGTCGAATGTATTCCGTCCTTACTACCTACATGAGCACCGTCTGCATCTGTCGAAAAGGCATTACCGAGCTTGTCTATCGCTTGCTTAGCAGTTATAGCCGTCTCTTCTGCCTGCGCCGCTGCTTGTGCAGCTGATGTCGCGGCTTGACTAGCAGCAGAGGCGGTTTTTTCTGCTGTATCTGCTGATGTTTTAGCGGCGCTAAGCGATTGATTGATGGTATGCACCTTCTTGTCGTCATCAGTCCATGACTGCTGCCCTGTAGGTGCGGTGAGTGCTCCTTCTGCGGCGTCGATGGCATACGCAAGGCGATCAGATATAAGCTCCTCACGGCTTTTCTGCCCGGCAAGCTTAATTCTTTTCATTTCTGCTCCTAAAACTACAAATATATAGGGTCTTTGATTGGGTCAAAGAGGATCTCTACGGCATCTGAACTGTCACCTCGCATCTCTGCGACGCGCAGGCGATATATGCGGCTTGGCAAGCTCGGAAAGTCCTCGATGGTGACGTCTACTACATCGCCTGGATAAAGCTCGCCAATCTGTGGAGCGTATCTGTCGCGTAGATGATAGACACCGCTAATCTGCACCAGCGGAGACTTAACCGTATCGAGGACGGCGTCGGTATGGCTTGCCACAAGTGTCGGCGTTTCCCAGTCTGAATTGCTCTTTGCCATCTCAATAAGCGGTAAGGGGTCTTGCGTGCTGCATAGTCTCAAGTCCTCTGACTTGTGGCACAGCATAGCCTCCTCATGACCTGCACCGGTACCATATACGCGCATCGTAGCCCCTTGATGCGCTACTTTGATATCTGAGAGGTTGCCGCCACCGCGGAAGCTATGGAAGCCGAAAGGTATACCGCGCTGCCCTATATACGGCTCAGAATCGGTACCGGCCTCAAAGCGTAAGCGTACGTGGCTTTTATCGGCCATGTACGGCACCCAGCGCATATCGATGCCGTTGGTAACCTCGCTAATTGCCTTGAGCAGCTTTTGGCCATCATTGTTTTGTACATTGAAATTGTGATAGGTGCGGGTGTGTCTGCCGCCCTCGTTGAGGTACTGCCAGTCTATCGGCACCTGTCCGGCTGGCTTGAGGTCGGTAAGTTCACGGCCAATCTGACAGCAGATGGAGCGTAAAGAGCCGGTAAAGGTCTTATCTCCGCGCGTGACACTCGTCACAGTGCCCTCTTGGTCGCCCTCGTGGCTATAGTCGGCATCTTTAGCCCAAATCGTACCTTTGCCAAAATTGCTATCGTCAGTCAAAATACGGCTCTTAAGCAGCGAGAAAATCGAGAGCGCAGAGAAGCTCGTGCCGTCATAGGTATCGGTGCGGGAGCCGATGATGCCATACATAAGCGGTACATTGTCCCATAAAAGGACGATAGCGCGCTTGTATGATTGCAGAGCCGCGGAGCGCGCCTGCGGCGTCGCTGCCGGCACAGACGTCCACGGGAGCTGTAGCGATGTCAGCTCGTCTACGCCTGCCATCTTATCGCCGGTGACCAAGCTGCTATCAGTAAGTGAGAGCGCCCAGCTAAAGTGCGGGATGTCTATCGGCTCACCGAGCAGCCCCGTCATGGTGTCGGCTAAATGTAGACTCCACATTACTTCGCCATCCCAAGGTCAGCTACGACGAGGCGCTGGCCGTTGTCGTAGTACTCGTCTCGATGCGCGAAGTAGATATCGGATGCCGGCTCTTGCGCAGACGCATATATGGATACCTTAATCGTGTGGTTACCTGCATCAACAGTCGTCGTGTCGGTAAAGGTGTACGACATAGGCGAGAAATCATAAAGACCTAGCTTAAACGTCTTGATAGTTTTATCGTCAATCTCATACAAGAGATATGCGCTGCCAAAATGGTTACTCGCATTGATAGCCTGTAGTGATGCGTTGAGCTGCACGGACAACGCGCGCTTTGTCGGTACAAAAAACTTCTCGCCGATGAAGGTGTACTTGCCTTGCCCCCTTGACAAATTACCTTGTCCGGAGTCGGTATGATCAACCAATACCCCTAGAGACGCGCCCGCCTGGTTTGCACTGTCAACTTCTCCCGTTTTATATGCTTGGTGCGTCGTGGTTGCGCCCGCCGGCATCAGCATATAGGCGATAGCAACGGTACCAGTTGGTAGCTGAGGCTTTACTGGAGTTTGTGACGGCGTGCCCTGCACCACACCAACGACAACATCGTTGGTTGCGTCGCCTTGTGTCTTGTCTTGCGCTTTGATCCATACGGCATCGATACGGCTAAAGCCGGTGGCATTTGCCGCAACCGCCGGAGTATTTCCGCCTGGAAAAAACGCCTCGGTTTTACCGTCAGAAGCACCGCGAGAACATACGGCCATGCCCTTAGACACGATATAGTAAAGGCCACTTGAGCCGTTGCACTCAAGGCCACCGACAACGCCGGTATTTGCCCACTTGTAATCGAGAATGTGCCGCATATCCGCGGCGGTGGTGCCTTTTGTACCGTCTTGCGGCACGCCAAAAGCTACACTCATATATGCTCCTTAAATGTATGTATCTCGCAGCTCCACACTTGCGCTTCCGGTGCCGGAGGCACCAAGAACAAGCGTCAGAGAGTTACCAGGTAAAACGCTCGGGAAAGTACGCGAGGAAAGACTGCGCGTAACGTCAACACCATTGATAGTCGCGATCCTGCTCAAGCAATCGAGGACAACAGGAGAGCCTGTATATACTGATTGCGTATACACCAGCTCGCATCCGTCTCCGGTAATTGCCGCACCTGCCTCAAGATCTCCCGATAAGGTAATAACTGGATAGGCCGTCGCGGTACCTTGGTTTTGTACTGTGCAAAGATTTTCACGGGGCGCCTGCTCTCCCCACTTAAGCGGCCAATGGAGCACCTGCCCGGCGTCGTAGATAAGTCCACCGCCGTCTGTCACGCCTGATGCCGCCATATATCCGGTGTGTGCCGTAGTCGAGTAGCGTCTTGGATTTGCTGCCACGAAGGTAATCTCACCGTTTTGCAGGTGGTCAAGCCGTGAATTAGTCCACTTGACCGTGATATATCCATGCGCAAACGTCTCTTCCTCGCCGTCCCGTACCGTCACGCGGACGATACGAGACGTACGGGAGAGGAGTCTGCGCCGTAACGCCGCAGCTATATCACTGTCAATAGCCGAGGCGACAACGCCAATTACTGCCGTACGAGCCGAGAATAGTACCGCCTCATCCGGGATATCAAAAGAGCCGTGTCCCTGTCCGCGCTCCGTCATGGAGACCTTAGCAGGCGGCGACTCAAACCATCCGGTAATGCCGGTAGCCCAATCGATATAGAGGCCATCTTTTGGCATGCCTTCACTCTGCGCCTTAAGCTCGAGGCCGTCTATATCGATGCTAAAAGGTTTATACGCTCCCATTAAATCACCGCCGCGAGGTCGCGCCCCATCGTGCGAGCGGTAACGCTTGGGTCGCTCGCGCCGAGGTGTACGTCTTGATTGATCGTTACGTATTTAATTTCCGTATGCTGCAAGGTGCCCATACGGCTCACAACGCCATCAGCGATTAAATCAACGAATGGCTGCGAATATTGCTTGTTGGTAAGCGGAATAATGTGCTTACCGTCGTAGTACTCTGCACCATCCTCACCGATTACATCATGAGGGCTGATAAAGGTTGGGCGATTGTAAATTGCGCCACCGTTTGCGTGCATACGTATGCCGCCGGCGGCATGGCCAACAATTCCTCCGGAAGCGTTGGCGTGAAGGTGTGCTGTAAAGACCCCCGAGACCTGCGAGAGCATACCTATCACATGACTAATCGTACTTGTTGCATGGTCTTCTGCCTCAACGACAAAACGTTTATCAGTAATCTTTTTAGCCTCTAAGTGGTCAATTCCAAGCTCCTCAGCTGTGATAGTTCCATCGCTATTGACGTGGTACGGCTTATCGTTAATCGTCATCGCGTTAAAGTCCCAGATGTTTCCCGCTTGGTCTTTGATTGTCCCGTCATCGGTCACCGTAAACTCCTTGGGGTCAATTCCCAAGGCATTAAGGTTTTGAATTGACGCGACCATATCATCAACGCTGCCTTTACTTGCAGTAGCAAGCGCGGAGAACATATCGGTACCAAGAGCCGATACTTGCTCAACGGAAACACCAGCCGCTTGTAGGCTCTCCGATAGCTTAGTAATGTCAAGTCCGGCATTAGTCGCACTCTCGATGGCTTTAGAGCCAAGAGCCGCTATAGCGTCTCCAAACTCAAGCGCGCCACTTGCTGCATCTCCCATCTGCGCCTCAAGGTATTTGACTTGGCCATTCATGTCTTCCAAGGACTTCTTGGCCTCGTCAACGTTACCTTTAAGCTCATTATATGTATGAGATGCCTTTGCCGCGTGAGCTGCAAACTCTTCGCGGGATTGCCCCGACATTTTCAGCTGTGCATCTGTCGCGGTGTCGTAGAAATGCTTGTACGACTTTTGGTACTCTTCATTTAGATCTTTTACCGCAGACTGATACGCCTTCACGGCGTCAATCTGCGCAGAATATGCCTCAGTAAGGTTTTTAGCCGCGGCATTGATTCGTGCTTCTTTTTTCTTTGCCTCGACAAGAGAGTCGATATTAGATTTTAGGTCTTGTACCTGCCCATTCTCGTCGGTGTATTTACCGGCCAAAACATCCGATTTGCTGATATTGATACCGTACTGGTCGGCAAGTGTTTTTAATGCCCACTCAAGCTTGCCGTTTTCCTCAGCGCTCAGATTGGTTTTTCCGATGGAGTCACCAATAACATTTTGCAAGGTATTAAGCTGCGCGATTGTACCCTCTGCGGCGTCGTTATTCTCGCGAATGGCTGCGCCGTGCTTTGAGAGCGACCCTGCAAGGTCATCAAGGGAATACTTAGCGATGGTGCTGTGTGTCCCAACATCATCAAGTTCTTGTGAGAAATGGGCAAGAGCGCCAGACCTACCTACCTCAGCGTCGAAAGACTTAATCGCACCCTTAATGCCGTCGAAGCGATGCTCAAGACGTACAGCATTTGCAATGGCCGCACCTGTCATACCAGCAAGCGCAACACCAACTAAAGCAACTGCGCCGCCTGCTAAACCGGCGGAACCTGCCAAAGTACCGAGTTTGCCGGAAAGACCGCCAGCAGAAGAAAACGCAGCTTTTGTTACTTCATCAGTCGCGCGGGCGGCGTTGACAAAGTTGCCGAGACCTTTAACTGCGCTACCAACACCACCTGCGATTTTCCCGACAGCGCCGGTAAGCTTCCCTGCGATGGAAATTACAGGGCCGGCTGCGGCTGCAAAAGCTGCCAGCTTGAGTATTGTCTGCTGGCTGCCCTTATCCATCTCAGAAAACGCCTTTGCGCCCTCTTCGATTGACTTAAAGAGCGGCTCGGCTGCCTCAAGCGCTGCCATAGCTGCGTCGGCTAATGGCCCTCCAACCTCTGTGGCAAGTGCCGTCACACGGTTTTTGAGAACATCAATTTTCGCGGCGAGCGATTTATTGCGGTTTTCGACCTCTTTCCCGAGCGCGGTATTCTCTTTCCACGCGCCATTAGAGAGTTCCACCGCACGAGATACCAAATCGGAGTTGCCAGCCATACGGCGCAAGAAGTCAGACTGACGAAGCTCGGTCACACCAAGCTCAGCAAGTGTTTCATTGAGGTCTCCGCCGTTTGCTTTGACCTTTCCCAAGCCCTCGATAACACGCTCAAAGGTGCCTGTAACATCCGTCTGCCATGCGGCCTTAAACTGCTCGACAGACATACCGGCAACGTCAGCCCACGTCTGTAAGGTCTTGCCATTAGTTGAGACGGCCATGCCGATCTCATTTATGGTCTTGCTAAACGCGGAGCCTCCTGCTTGTGCCTCAAGACCAAGGGATGCGGCTGCGGCGGCTACGCCCAAAATATCAGCCTGCGACATACCTGCCTGCGTACCGGCTGATGCCATACCCTGCGACATGGCCGAGATTTTACTCTCGGTTGTTGCCATGTTATTGCCGAGTGCGACAATCGAGCTGGCATATCGTCCGGCGTCGCCCTGTGCCATGCGTGTGATGTTGGCGAATTGCGCCAACTCTGTGGCCGCCGTCTCGGCGTCCATATCAGTTGCGATATCAAGCCCTGCAACCGTCATGGCGAAGTCTTGGAGCTTGTCGTTGCTCCAGCCAAGCTGTGCGCCGAGCGCCTCCATGTTGAGAATGGTGTTCGCACTTACCGGCTGCGTGCGCGAAAGCTCTACCGCTCCGCGCTTGAGATTTTGATATCCCTCCTCCGTCATATCGACGGTCTTACGTACACCGGTAAGCGCCGTATCAATGTCAACGGCGCTCTTAAAGGATGCAGCGGCGGCTGCGGCCAAAGGCAAGGACACATGACGTGTAAGCGTAGAGCCTACCGCCTGCATCTTATTTGATGCGTTTTTTGCTTTCTCGGCAAAGTGCTCGATATGCACAGAAGCTCGGCCAAAAGCACTCGCCGCATTGGTAGCCTCCACAAGCGCACGCTGATCGCGCTTGAGATATGTTTCTGCAAGCGTAAGCTCACGGTTTACGCGCTTGTATGCATCACTTGTCGTGTCTCCTGACGCAGCAAGCTGTTGTTGCGCCTGACGCAAGGCATCTACACGCTTGGTAGTCGCCTCTACCTTATCGCGCGCCGCCTCGACTGCACCGCGAAACGCCTTGATATTCGAAGGGTCGATTTTTGCGGCGTTTTGCATCTGACGCAGCTGTGATTGTGCCTTGCGAGAGGCTTTGTTGATCTCACCAAGAGCCGCAGTAAGCTTTGTCGAGTCGCCCTCAAACTTTACCGTCAAGCCCTTGTACTCGCTTGCCATAAAACCTCCCTAAAAGCTGCCAAAGACGGCCTTTGCATCAGCCGCGGTGCCGATAATCTCCACCTCCTCGCGCTCGTCGGGAGGTATTTTCATGGCGCTCACGAGCGCCAATAGCTTGTTTGCGTCTACTGGTGACATATGCAAAGCGTCGCCATACGGCACGCCTGCCTCTATAAGCTGCACAATAAGTGCAAGCTCTTTCCATGCGCTTACCTCTTTAGGCGGCGCATACTCCGGCGGTTGCGGTAGCCCTTTACGCGGTCTCTGCTTCGTCGGATTTTTGAGGATTTTCAAATCGTTTTGGGATGCGAAAAAAGGTGCGCTCTGCAAGCTCACCCGCGACGACATTAAATGCGCCGGCGCACTCATACATATTCGCAGTGCCCTTCAAAACGTCACTCTCAAACTTTGCATATTTGCACTTGATAGCCCCTGCGGCTGTGGCCATAGCCCACACAATGCCTAAAAGCTGTGGCACATCGCCCCAGTCGGGAAAATCAAGTTTTTTCTCACTAATTATTTTTCGCGTTACAAGCAAGTCGTAAATCAACGAGCCTTTATACGGCTCCGTGACCTTGCCGCGAAACTCGTCTGCGTAAATCTTGCAGGCAAAGTTGCTTGCCTCAACCTCAAGCTCGCGCCCGAGACTGTCTGTCATATCGATAATATCGATGTTATTTGCGTTTACAGCCATGATCTCTTCTCCCTTAATAAAAAAGCGGGGGAATTGCTCCCCCGCTTAAAACAAGTCCTTACGCAGCAGCGGTGAGGAATGGCACCGCATCAAAGGCGGTAGCATATCCGGCGTCGCCCGGCTCAAAGGTAACTACCGTGCGCTCCTTGCCGTCCTTACACTTAATCGATGACGCCTTAACGGAGAGCTTCTCGGAAGCCTCGGAAAGACTGCCCTCAGTATTGGTGTTGGCGGAATAGGTAGGTACTCCTGTGGCGGAGCAGTTAAGCACCCAGACGCGATAGCCGCCCAAATCGCCACTAATCTCAAAGCCAACGGCAAATTGCTTTGCCACGTCGTCTACAGACTCCACAAGAGCGCCGGTAGTGTCATCTTTTGTTTGTCCCAAGATTTTGGTATAGAAATCACGTACAAAGCGCGTGGCCTCAAACTCGTACTCTTTGCCACTGGCACCTCCAGACTTTGTGAAAAAGTTTGGGTTATTGTCTGCGGCAATCGACATGGACGAGCTAGAGCCATTGGATACACTCACTGACTTAGCGCCGATGTTTGGCCAAGGCTTTGCGGCTTTACCATCAGCGGTAAGTTCTGCGAAATGGATTTTACTCAGGCCAAATTTGACCTTTTGTTCTGCGGCCATACGGCCTCCTTTCTGTGTCACTGCCCGTAGACAGTGACGGTATAGGTTGTCTCAAGCACACCATCACCCAAAGGCACGGTGCGCCGTGTGTACGAAAAGCCACTCTCATTAAGAGCGATCTCAAAGCGCCGCTCGATATCCATATCACGCCCAGATGTGTAGAGTTCTACGCGGTAGGGAGTGATGTGGACGAAATTAACGCCGTCGGCTATCACGTCTTGTGTAGTCTCAGGCACCAAAAGCACAAACGGCAAACCCGGCGGTGTAGTGCCGTCGGTCGTATCAAACTCAATCTGCGCAAACGGTAAGCTCAACCGTTCGATTGTGTCGCACAAATCTACAAGCGTCCTCATAGGCCACCTCCAAGTCTTTCAGCACCGACGACAAAAGCGGGTTCGATATGCGGATATGCACGCACGCGGCCGCCTGTCGGCTTGCCGTGGATGAACTTCGCATGTCCGTGCTCCAGAAGGTGGGTAAGTCCCGGTTTTTTAGCATTGCCGATTTTTACTTTGATAAAGCCGATACCCTCTTCGGTCTGAAAGCCCCAGCCAGCCGCATAACCGCCCGTCATGGCTGGCGTTAGGGCGCCGTTTCTCAGCTCATTTCTGGTCGCTTTTGCAGCTTCACGGACATTTTTTTTAAGCAGGCGCTCGTCCTCGTCGGCGGTCTCTTGCGCCATCTCCATGATGGCATCAGCAAACCCATCACCGTCGGCACTTACCATACTCACGCTGTACGCTCTACTTGACATCTGCTACCCCCTCTGAGCATTGCAGGGTAACCCAATCGCCCTTGCCGATGGCCTTTTGCACGCGATACCTTGTGCCATTAACCTCTAAAAGGCGCTCTCCTTGCCAGTCCACCGCACGGAGTGTGACATCGAGCTCATCAAGTGCTCCATGCTGTGCAGCGCTTATGCTGTGCGATGCTCCGCGCATCCAGACCTTGAGGCGGCTTTCGGTAGTCTTTTTGATTCCCACCTTGTCGTAGGTGGTTTTGACACTGATAAGATCGCATTGTCCGACACTCACAAGCTCTGTCAGATAGAGGTACGTCAAACGACCGCTCTCGTCGGCCTTGGTGATGTCGTAATTTTTGCCGTCAATCGTGACCGTAAGATTAGTCGTAATTTTTGGCGGATGCTGTATCGCGACCTTGAGCGAGATCTGCTCGGCATCCTCGCCAAGTAGCTGAGCATCGACCGCGCGGACTGACATCTTTCGAAATTGCAAGGTGTAAATCACGTCAAGACCAATTGCGTCAGTCCACTTGATGCCGCGCCTCTGCCACTCGTCGCTACGCTCGCTCAGATAGAGCGCGCCATCGGTTGGCGCAAAGACTACGCGCTTATGCTTGAGTGCCATATCACTCACCGCCTACATGCTCGCCTTTAGTGATCAATAGGCGCTCAGTACGTATCTCCTCGGCATAATTGCGCCAGAAATCGTCCAGGGCGTCCGACCACTCATACAAGCAGGCATTGAGATACAGCGACCACGCCCCGCCGTCATCCGGCGAAAAAGCGTGGTCTGCTGTGTATCCCAAACGCGTGGCAAGAGCAGGGGAGGCCGTTTGCATCACGTCGCCTATACGCTCCTCTGTCACCTGCTCCTGCCATGTGATATTAAGCTTGCGTTTTACGGCGGCTAGGCGGTCTTTATCGGTAAAAGCCGCCATGGCGGCACCTCCTTACGCTTTAGTCTTAACCTCACCCTTGACGGTGACATTGAGGTACTGAGGCTCGAGCTTGGAAAGGTCAAGGACAAGGGCAGTCGTATCGTCGTAGGCAATGCCGTTGGCATAGGTAACGACCTTAAAGACGCGCTGATCGTCGAGGAACTTAAAGTCGTCGGAATACTCGATGCCGCGATCTCCACCGACGAACATATCGTACTCACCAAGCAATGCAAGGATTGCCTTGCCATCAGCCACGGCCGCAGACTCGATTACCTCAGTCGGTACCGGGAACAGATTGTTGACATAGCGACCGTCGGGAGTCTGAGTCGTGCTTGCGGGCATGATCTTGGTGAGGTAGTCAGTCGAATTACAAATGAGCGACAGACTCGCAAGCGCGCCAGCTCCTTTGTCCTTGCCGCCCTCGTTCTTCGCGAGCTTTGCGACCAGCTTGCCGTACTCCTTTGGCTCAAAGGTTGTGACCTGCTCTGCCGTTTTTTCAGCATACCCGGTAGTGGTGCTATATGTCGCGCCTTTGGCAATCTTGCGATTGAGGCCGGTCGGCTCACCTGCGGCACCCTTACCGGCAACAATGCCGTACTCAAGACCATCTGCGATAGCCTCGGTAAGGACGGCTCGTACATAGCCGTCAAGCCATGTGGGGCCGAGCGCAAGCATGTCGCGAGTGACAATGGCAAAGCAGGACAGCTTACCCTGTGTGATGTCGATAACGTCAAAGTCAGAGGTAATCTCCGTCGCAATAGCCGCATCCAAGGCGCCCCAAACGGCACGCTTGGAGCCGTGGCGGTTGCGCACATAGCGCGTAACTGCGCCGGTAGGCGTGATGTGTACCTTTGCGAGCAGTGGGTGATCTTTGGTGATGTTGCGCATCACATCATCAATCACTGTGACGGGCAAAGCCTTATCAGGGATGGTGGCAAACGCCTGCATGGGCGCATCAGACTTGAGAGCCTCAATAACGCTCTCGTAGTACTTGGTCTCGGTGCTCGTCAGCTGGCGGAAACCACGAGCGGAAAGAATGGCCGCGTCATTGGTGGCTACGGCCTCCTTATACTGTGCGGCAACGTCCTCAGCAATGGCGAGCTGCAATGCAGCAAAGCCTTCCTCGATTTGCTGTGCGTCCTCGGATGCAAAAGCAGCGGCGAGCTGCTTAGAGGCATCGCGAGAGATATTATTTAGCGTAATTGGCATAGTTTGTCTCCTTAATTGTCGCCAAAAATACGGGCGAGGCGCTGGAAGTGCGTCTCGGTAGTGCCTTGGTCTTGTGCCGCCTTTGGTTCTTGCTTCGGCTCAGGGTCAACGGGTGCAGGCTTTGACGTCTGCATTGGAATATCAACATTAGTGAGCAAAAGCGCAGCCATTACCGTCTCACGCGCGGATTGCGTAGGCGTATCTGCCTCCTTGCTGCCACTAACCTCAGTAGCAAGTCCCCACTCGGTGGCTTGCTCGGGGCTTACCCACGTCTCGGCATCCATAACGGCGTCTAACGTCTCGCGATCGATTGACGTACCTGTCATGTAAGCCGTCTTAGACAGCTCCGCAATGGTATCGAGCGTGTCGGCCTGTTTGCGGAGGTCTTGCGCATTCCCGCGAGCTGCAATCCACGGATTGTGGAGCATCAAAAGCGATGCCGGACGCATGATGCGGCGCGAGCCAGCCATAAAGATGACCGATGCAATCGAGCAGGCAAAGCCATCGCATACCGTCACGACCTCACGGCCGCAATCGCGAAGCGCGTTGTAGATCGCCACGCCCTGCATAACCTCGCCGCCGTAAGAATTGATGTGTACCTCTACCGTCTTTACATCGTCGGAAAGCTCCGACAATGCCTTGACGATATCGAGGCTGCCTGTAGTAGACGGATCCTCTTTGTCAAAAAGAAGCGCAAAGAAAGAATCGTCGGTAATGTCACCATAAATAGTGAGCTTTGCCACATCCGGCTCGTCTTGCGTCACGACCAGCTGCATTACTTTTTCGGTATCCATTTATTCACCCCCGCCCGCCGACTCGTGATTTTTCGTGCGTTGGTATTCATCCGCCCAAGGCTCGTCTAGCGGGTCTTGACCGGTGAAGCCGCGTATCTCGTTGGGACTGTCAATCGAGCTGCCTACGAGCTTTTCAATTTCTCCGGCAACCGCGAAAAGGTCTACGTGCCGGACGTGCGTGGTGTCTACGACAGCACGGGCGCCCTCTGCCCACTGGCTTTGCGTGTACGTCTTGCGCGTAAGCTCCTCGCCGATAGCCGCAGCGAGAGGGTCAACGGCAAATGTTAAAAAGCTCGACAGAAGCTCGGTGAAGTTGTTTGTATTGCCATAAAGAAGCGAGGTCGGCATACGGAAACACTCCGCGACCGTCTCGAACATGTCCTTGCGTATCTCTGCCACCTGTGAAGACGTCACGGGGTTTGCGTTGGTACCCTCAGATACCCTCGATATAACCTGTCCGCTGTGCAGTGGCCACACGGCCGCGCCGTTTGCCTTGATAAAGCGCTCAAGGTTTTTCTGTAGGTTCTCGCGCTGCTCTTTTTGCTGCTCAGGCGTGCCGTTAAGGCTGCTCCCAAGTTCAAAGACCCACTTCGGCGCATTGTGGTCACGCATGGCGGCGATAACGGAGCCTGCAAGGGTTTGGTATTGCTGCTCAGCCGCTCGCATAATCGACGAGACGCCGTTTGATGCGGAAAGGTCGAAATAGTACACATCACGTGCACGGTATGTACCTGGTATCTGCCTGCGAGCGGACATAATGCCGCTAAAGGTATCCTCACCTTGTCCTTGCTCACGTATAAAACCGCTCGCAAGGTAGATTTGATAGCCGGAACCTGTTTTTACCGGCACGATAAGCGCCTCGCCTCTCTTGCAGAGAAGCTCACGAACAAGCCCGTCTATAAGCTCAGCGCGGGATTGATTGGGGTTTGGCGACACATTCCAAAGCCACGCACCATCGTCAAAGGTGCGCTCATTTTTACTGCTATAAAACCTGATTTCCGACTTTTGCAGAGCCGCAGATACATACGAGGCCATTGTGTCGCGTGCTATCTCCATCCACTTGCACGCTTCAAGATCATATGCTGCCGTAATTGTCGCAGGCTTACCGTCTCGGCCAAGCACATGGCCGAGGAAGTCTACAATGCGCTCGCGAAATGCCATCACTCACCGCCTTTACGATCAAGAATGTCAATGATTGCTCTCTCTCTCTGCGAAAGCTCAAAGACGAGAGGAGCGGCTTTTGCTTTTGCTTTTGCTTTTGCTTTTGCTTTTGCTTTTGCTATGTCAGATGCCTTTGCGCTACCGACTAAAAACCCGCTGCCAAAGATTGATTTTTTAATCGAAGTCTGAGCATCAAGACGCGCTATCTTTGCGGACGATCTACGGCCAATACGGACAACCTCGCCGCCTTTTGAAAGCTCATTAAGCATTGATGCAGTAACGACGTTATCGGGGTACTCATATCGCGGGAGCTCTTTTTTCTCTTTTGCAGCGAGCGCCTCCACAGCATCATCGATTACCCGCCTCAAGCTTGGCGCGCTCATGGCGACATAATCTCCGGCAAGGTTTGTCACAAAAGAAGTACAAACTTCTGCGGCATTGGCATATACAATCGACGCACCGGCGCAAATCGCACAGTCATCAATTTTGCTCCCAAAAATCGTCATTGCAGGGGCAAAAAGAAAGTACTTAATACCTCGCGCGAGATACCAGCGTCTAATTTCCGCCAAAATCGAGAAAGGCGGGTTATCGACGACGTAGCAGTCCTCGGGATACTCCGTACACTGATAGTCTCCGCCTGGCTTAAAAGGCCGCAGGATAGGAGCGGCTGCCGGTATGTCGTACTCACGCCTGCACCACTCAAGAATTGCATCGTAGATGGGCTGCGGTGTATAGCAGTCATCTGTCGTCTTTTTATGCTTAAATTTGTCGACAAAGCCCTCATAGTCGTAAAAGCTTCGCTGGTCTGGCATGTAATCCCACTCCCACTCACGGCATTAAAAAACCGCCCTTGGGCGGCTTAGAAAAACATTGGCTCAAAGTCCACTGCAACAACCTCCGATTGCTCGGGAAGTTTGTCTGCGACTACAAAGGCATGTACGAGCGCCATAAACGGATCTGTCTTGCGACTATGAGGCTCGATTTTTCCATAGGTAAAATTGTCGTTTGGTGCTGGTACAAGCTTTGCGTTGTTGGTAGCCCACCTCATAAGCGGACTATCTCCCCAGGCTATTGAGTGCGTCGCAAACGCACTGTCAATGACCGGCTGCACGCGCATAATGTCAGACGGTCGCGTAAGCCATACCTGCTGGCGCTCACCTTTGAGCGAGCCGTCAAAGCCAGCTGCCTTAAGTGCCTTTTTAAGCAGCGAAATACGGTAGCTATCTATCGACACCATGCGCACGTCATACGCCGCAGATATCGCGCTTACCCACGCAGCAACGCTTTCCGGCGACACCTCGACATCGTCTACGATGTCAAGCTGCCCCAAAGCCGCCCACTCATTAAGTGGTGCTTTGATCTCTCCTGCGTCGCTTGACTGCGTACACCACCACGCATGAGGAAGTACCTGGTACTTATCGCCAATCTTAAAGAGGGCAACGGCTCCCACCATGTCGGTTGTTTTTGCGTAGTCTATGCCAATAACGCAAGGCATCCCACTCAAAGACGATATATCAATCGGCGTGGACGCTGCCAAAAGGTTAGCCCACGACGTAACCGCGATGTCTTTACGCTCCTGCGGGAGGTTAAAACGCTTTGTCGGCGTCATCGGATGCTTTTGCGGATTACGTCGCCACTCGCGCGCATCTTTGCGATACTGCTCAAGCAGTATCTTTGATGTCATAAGGCGAGGGTTTGCCTTAACCCAGCAACTCTCGTCGTCTATCTCTTCGATGCTATCGAGCTTGCAAATAAACGGCAAAAGACCACCATCAGGCGCCTTTCCGTCCAAAATCGCGCGCGCCTCAGCCTTTTTCTCGTCCAAAACACCATCGCGAACATCTCCGTCTGTCGTGGTAAAAAGCCTTCTCGGGTGTTCCTTTTTTCCGAGACCACCGGTGAAGACCTCCATAGCATCGGATGTTTGATAGGCGTGCATCTCGTCAAAAAAGACGGCACCGGAGCGCATGCCGTCTTTGCTCTCGGAGTTGCCGCTCCAATACTTAAAGCGTGCGCCGGTCTCGAGATTGTACATCTCGACCTTATTCCACGTAAACGCCTGTCCCCAGAAGTCGGGGCGTCGCTCAAACATGCGCCAAAGGTCGTCGTATCCAATCTTTGCCTGGCTCTCAACCGTGGCGCAGATGTCTACGTCGTAGTCCTGTATGCCGTTTGCCGGTGATATCAAACAGAAGGCAAGGTATCCGGCAAAGCCGGTTTTACCAAAACCACGGCCAACGTATAGGAGCAGATCGTCAAAGCGCGGAAAAAAGCCCTCTCGAAAGGTGCAGAGCCAAAGAGCCACGAGGAACTTTTCCTCAACTCCAAGCTCAAAGGGAAAGTACTGCTGATAGCCCATGTAGCGCTCGAGGCGCTCTTTATCGATAAAAAGCCGTTCCGTGGCGAATATGTGCCGCACCATTTTACACAGCTGGTGCATCTCATGAGATGCCTTGATACCGCCTCGCTCGACAAGCCGGAGCCATCCGGTAATCTCCGGACACTCTATCCGCTTGTGAACCCTATATGTCGTCTTCGCCACATTACAACGTCAACCTTTCATCTGGCTTTTTCTCCTTAAATGCGGTTTGCCGCGATTTAACGGGGTCAAGCCCCAGCTGCTCACGTGCGAGCATGTCAAGCGCTTTGGTGTTGCCGTCAAGTGCGCTTTTGTACATCGTCTTGCGAATAAGGGCGCGCCCTTGTGCGTGGAACTTTTTCTCTGCTTGCTCAAACGTCAAACCAAATGCCTTGCTACACAGGCCATCAAGGTCTGCAATATCGCAATCCATAACGGCACACACATCATCGATAGCATTAAAGGCCTGCATCAATCCACAGAATTGCTCCGCTTGCTCCTCGCTCCATGCAGTTACCTTTTTCGGTGGCCGTGCTTTTTTGGTGTACTTGCCACGCTTTTTACCTTGCTTTTTCTCCTCTGCCATTTATGCTCCTAAAAGGGCAAATCGTCATAAAGCGCCGTTTGCTTTTTCTTCTTGTTTTTCTTTTTGCGGTTTTGCCCACGCTTTTTGGCCTTGGTATTGCCCTTGGTGGTTTTTCTGTGGCCGCCTCTGCCGCCACGTCCTGATCCTGACGCCATGTGTACTCCTTAATCGGTAATAGCTCCCCAGAGCTTGCCGCCTCTGATCGGCTTGGGATATGGATTGTCGCGGTTAACGACCGAGTAGGCCGTAAAAATCTTGTCCGTAAAACCCTCGATGTAGTCAAAGAGTGCAGCATCACACTCAACGCGCAGCTGCTCGATATTGCGCGAGCTTCTGAGGTTTGCTGAGCCGTCTATGACGAGTTTGCCGCCGCGCACTGTCTCGCAGCTTACGATCTTTGTGTGGATCGACGCGAAGGCGCAATCAAAGTCAATCTCGGGAATGTCGAGCTGCTCATACAGATACGGTACGAGTTGCCCGGGGCGCCTCTCATGTCCCCAGAAATACACGGAAAGAACAAGCCGCAAGCGGGTAAGCTCAGGACACATGTCGATAACATTGCGAAGACTATCAATGTTTTCTTCTGACAACGACAGCGTTTGAATGGTAAGCGTTTTAGGTGCAATCTTCCCGCGCTCGACCAATGCCTCGATTAAATCACCGAAGATAAAATTGCCGGAGACGAAGGCAAACGAGCGCGCGCCTTGTGCGAACTCGAATTGCTCTGCGAAGTCCGCCGCGTGCTCATACTCGACCATTCCGAGGGTATTCTCGTAGATTTTTGGCCGCGAATATCGCTCATTTTCGATGCCGTCATCTCGGCTTTGAATTGCAACGTCTGACAAAGAGAAATCGAGGTCAGCAGCAACACCGCCAAAGTCTATTGGCAAGGAAAAATCAAGCATATAAGCTCCATTTTTAAGAGAAAGAAAAAAAGAGAAAACGCCGCGCGTATCAAAATCCGTGGAGTGGGCGCCGGTCTACCTGCGGTTTTGTTAATTCGGGGTTTACCCCCGGGGGTATTTCCGCCGTTTTTCCATAAAAACCCGTTAACGCCTTAATAAATATATCACCACATTTCATTAGTTAGAGCCGCTCGCGCCCTAACATTTTTACCAAACCGCCCATGCGCTATGTCGTGCGCTGCATGAGACAGCGGTATCAGATTGCGAATCAAATTCCCCTCGGCATCGAGGGCAAACTCTGAGAGCGCCCAGCCGGGATACTCGTCAACGTGCATCACGTGATGTACAGTCTCGGCCGGTACGTATCTGCTCGGCTCAAGTCCGAGCTCGTACTGGCTCTCGCCATGGAACTCAGCAAGTACTCGAGCGCGTAGCCGTCTCCAACGCGCGGAATTATAAAACGCTCTGTCATGGCCGTTACGCTTTCGCTGCTCGCGGAGGAGCGCATCGAGCTCCCAATCATACCTTGGTACAATCATCTGTTTACCTAAAACAAAAGCCCTCACTCTCGTAAGGGCTTGTATTTACAAAAACATCCACGCTAACACAATAGCACATATCAATAGGACAAGTTTCGGAAAAACTAAATTTCTGCGAATAAACACTTGACAACACGGAACTAACTATGTCAGCTCCTCCTCATTGTCCTTGAGCCATACGCACATACAGCGCAGATCATCTACCACATCTGCAAGTCCCGAGCGCTGCATGCGCACCGAAACCGTACCGACCGCATTACTCAGCGTGTAATAGGTACTGTCAACTGCGGCCTTTGGTGCCGGTAGCCCCTCTATGTGCTCTGTCGTAACAGACAAGTGCATACACTCCGGTAACTCTGTCATTGTGCTCCCTCCTCACGCTTGCTCTTTTTCTCGCGTCTGTATGCTGCGTGATCCTGCTCTTGCCTTTTGTCTAGCTCGTCTTTTAGCTCTTGTGATATCTGATCGCCGTACTCACGGCGAATGTACTGTATCAGCTTCGCAAGTGAGCGCAAATTGTCAGCAAGCGTGCGCCGGTGCGGAAGCACTACCAGCACTCCATCAGCTCCGATAGTCGTGCTATCGAGACAATGCGCATCTATCTTTTGCACAAGTACGCCGTCCTGTACCTCGTATCTTGGCGCCAAATTGCGCTTGAGATATAGCCCCTCAATCGGCTCTGCGTGTACGCGATTGCGTACTGCTTTTATCTTTGTCATTGCGTAGCAACTCCTTTACCGTCTCTAACCTTTGCCAGACCGTATGCCTCGCACATATCAAGCGCCGTATCGGCGAACCTCTGACATGCTCGAGCGCTGTAATTCATCCTCTTTGCCACCTCTTGCCAGCTCATGGCTTTGAGATAACGCAGTTCTAAAGCGCTTGTACACTCATAGCCTGCAAGCGCTAAAAGGCCGCTCTTGCGGTCTCGGCCGTAGATGATGTCGTAAGCGGCGTTGACAATCTCTACCAGCTCGCCCATGCGCTCAATGTATCGGCTCTCCATATCAATCTTGCTCTCAACCTTTGGCATCCCGCTCTGTGCTGTGCCGTGGGCTATCGTAGGCTTTGAGTAATCAATGCCGCCTATGTCCGTTTGATATGGCAAGCCCTCAAGCTTTGAGCGTATGCCTTGCAGCTCGCGCACCGCCTCTCGAGCTTGCTCGAAGTAATCCCGCGCGTAACTCATAACGCGCCAATCTGAGATTTAATCTCGTTAAGAGTTGGCTGGTCAAGCATCAAAATCTTTGTGCCGATGCTTGACGCAACGACTCGCTCAAGAGCAGAGCCGCGACTTTTTGTTGAGCCGGGCAAGCACACAAGCGCGTCGTACTTGTTTTCCGTGAGCACGTGGAGACATACCCGCATAGCGTCCTCCCAGCTCTTATTCTCGTCTATGACGGCTACCGGGTTAAATACGACTTTAGCCCCTTCTTTTCGCAGCCATTTTTCGACTGCATCAAAAGCTGCCTTGTTGCGATCCTCGATACCGCTTACGGCTCCTGAAACAAAGCACCACTTTCCCTCAAAAGCCCCATCTGCTTTCGCATCACCCATCATCTTTTCCCGTCCTTTTTTCTTCCCTAAACCGTTGAAACAAATGTTCGCCTATCACTAGTAAGGTTTAGTATTAAGTCTTTATCTTTATCTTTATCATTGCATTGCCCATAAGATGACACGGGCATATCCATTGGTATTGCTCGTGCATATACTCGAGCATTGCGGCCGTATATAAGCACAGCTATTGCGTTTATTTCTTCCAACGCGAAGCAGCTGCTTTTGCGCCATGCGCTCTCTTTTTCCCGACCTGAAAGGCGTTCTCGAGCATCCTTTCAGACACTATTCGCCCCTCTCGCAAGTACTCGCTATCGATAAGTCCAACATCTGCAAAACAGGAAAGATTTTTCTCGACTTCCTCAAAACTTTGGCACCAGAGATAATCCATTAAGGTCAAAATGTCTTCATCATTTTTATAAGAAAGAACGTGGCCGTCGGTGAGTGCTAAAGCTTCGCAGAGGAGCCAAAAAGTACACACACCCTCTTTCCCAAGTCTGAAGCGTACGCGCTTTATTTTCATGTCATCATGCGCGTTGGAGTCGTGCAGGAAACTTTCTAGGGGTTTTGCTGCCATCGCATCGGTATCGTAGAGGTCTTGTTTTTTCATGATTTTCTCCTTTAAGCGGGAATGATGCAGTCGAGTATTTCTTCGGGCGTCATCGGTCGTGGATCTACGTAATCGATGTCATCAAGTGGCATAACCTCGACCATGTCCGGATAGCCGTATGTGATGCCGTAGCGAACGCCTGAGTCCTCCGTATAGCCATATATGGCGCTTATGGTCTCAGTACCACTCCGAAACTGTGTACGCTCGATTACATGGATGCCAGCGTCTCCACGATCCATGTAATCTGACTTGTCTTCCCATGGAATACGACGCGCAGAAAGCGCATCTCTCAAACGCTGCATTGGCTCAGATACTTTCATAAAAAGTTATTCCTTTCTTGTAGCGGAGTAGATAATTACTTCTTATCTACTTTCTGAAAACGAAAACACTCTAAAAAGCTTTGTTTAACTCTTGCTTTTTAGCTTTTGTAAAAAGTGCCAAAAACACGCCATTGCAAAAAATTGCAAATGCTCCGAAAAACTTAAGGTGCAAGATTAAAGGTCTGCGTAACGCGCTTTGCGGCCACCTCGAAAGCTTCTGCGGCGGCACGGTCTCGCCCCGGAAGTACGTGTGCGTAGATCCTGAGCGTTGTTGCTTCGTCGGCGTGCCCCAAGCGCTCCGAGAGTGTCTTTAGATCAACGCCATTGGCAAGGCACCATGAGGCGTGCGTATGCCGGAGCGTGTGGAAGGTAACGCCCGCAGGAAGCTCCAAAGAGCGCCTGAGGGCGGTAAACGCGCTCGATACCTTAGTGGGTCTCATAAACGCCCCTGTGACGCTTACAAGGGGCGTAGCGCCCTTTATAGTCACTCCCATACACTTGCCTTGCAACTGTGCATACCTATCAATCAAAGTAAGGTCTGCGTCGGTGACGGAGATGTTTCTGTGACGCCTGCCCTTGGTCACGTCGCGGCGGTACGGTTGCCTGCGTGGCTCCTCGATAACCGTGCCGGCTACGTGGATATAGCGCTGCATGTGGTTTACGTCTTGACGGCGCAAGGCGCAGACCTCGCCGCAGCGCATACCGGACTTTAAGGCAAGCCACGCGGCAAAGGCATAGACCGTCTCAAAGCTATACTCTTGAGCCTTAAAGGACTTATCCAGCACGCCTGTAATGGCTTTGTCTATCTCGGCAAACCCCCACTCCTCCATCGAGACCGCCTCGTGTCGCTCCTGTGAGGGCTTAGCCACGTTAAAAAGCGGATTTATCGAACAAATACCGGAGGCAACAAAGTAGTTGTAGGCGCTGCGGAGAAACTGATGGATGTTGATCACAGTATTACGCGATAACCCTGCTCCTCCGTCTTCTCGCGGTTTTAAGAGTTGCTGTTCAAAGGCAGTAAAGTCCGCAGGTACAAGCGTATCAACCGTGGCACGTGGTAGATACTTTGAGATGTGGTTTTTGACAAAGCTTTGATATTGTCTGATGGTGTTTGGGCTTGCGCCGTTGCGTCGCTTAAGCTCCGTGTACTCCCGCAAGAGCTGCACAAGGTTGGTACTTTTAACCTTGCCGTCGGCTGTGAGGTGTGCTGCCCACAGCTCGGCCATAGCCTGCGCTTCTTCTTCGGTGGCCGCTGCCGGAAAAGACGTGTAAGGCTGTATCAACTTGCCGTTAAAATCTCGCCCAAGATACAGACGGCAGCACCATACTCCCTTGGAGTTACGCTTTACGATTGGTTTTGTCTGCATTTTTTGCCGCTTTCGCTGCTCGCTCTGTCTCGTCCGCGAGTTGCCACTTACGCCATACGTCATAGTGCTTTTCGGCCATGAAATCCCAAAATGTCTGCTGATCTATGCCGTATTCAGGGTCGTAATCTCCCCACACCTCGTCATCAAACATCTCGTCTACGTAAGGCTTGCACCTGCTACACTCGCGCCACTCGTAAACATAATCAACCTTGAGCGTAGAGGTTATGTATTTCTCGCCTGGATGTATCTCCTTGTCACACCATGAGCAGTGGTGCGTCTTGCGTGCTTTCACTTCATGTTGTGGCTTAATTTCAATCACAATCATCGCTCCTCTCGCCCCATGCGCAGAAGCCATCTAAATTATCGTCTGGAATTACGAAGCCAAAGTTATTGCAGATGTAGCCACAAATCGGATTGTAATGCTGGTGGCTGCAATCTCGACATCTCACGATTGGTTCGTCAGTGAGCCAATATTCCTCTTTGTCATCAGTACCACCGATGTATTCACCTTCTATCATCGTGGCTCCTCCTTTACGTTGGTAATGCGAGTATTTGGTTGTTGATATAGTCATCTGCTGGTAAAGCGGCTTGCTCTAGCGTATATGTCTCTTGAGCCTTAATGCGCTCACCAATCCAGCGCATGACCGGTACTGCCATGGCATTACCTAACATCTTGTAGCGCTGTGTATCGCTTAATGGCTTGCCGTCTGATTCTTTGACGGCCGTCCAGCCATCGGGAAAGCCTTGCAGACGCTCGCACTCAAGCGGCGTCAGATGACGCGGTGGCATGAGTGATATAAGTGGCGGCTCTTTAGCAGCATGAGCGCTTAGTGTCGGCGCTATGTCCTTATGACATCCAGCTTTAGCATGGTTTCCAGCGCGACAAAAGAGTACAGGCTTATACGACGCATTGAGCGTCGAGAGCATATCTTTATGCACAAGAGCTCCTTTGCCGCCATTGCCGGTACCTTGTCTTACTTTTAGCGTGTATGTATCTGCAATTTGAGCGCTTGTATCATTGGTTCCGGTGGCATCTTGCCTGCTTTGGCACACCGGCGTAGTATCCCCGCACAGGCTTTCGCGCTCAAAAAGTACTTCTGCGGCACGTTTGTCTCCAAGATGTCCGACAAGGTAGACTCTGCGGCGGCGCTGGGGGACTCCGAAAAAGCGTGAGTCCAATACTCGCCATGCCAGACCATACCCGAGCGCATCCAAGGCACTGAGCAAACAGCGGAAATCTTCCCCACGCGATGACGAGAGCGCGCCGGGGACGTTTTCCCAAAGGAGCCATCGAGGACGAACCTCTTGTACAGCTCTGATGTACTCATACATGAGTCCGGACGCCCCATGAAGTCCTTCTCGCTTTCCCGCAATGCTAAAGGACTGACAGGGGCTTCCTCCGACGACAATATCGGCTTTGCCATGATAGCTACTCCAATCAACTTTAGTAATGTCTCCGAGGTTGGGAGTATGTGGGTAATGGGCGGCGAGTACCGCAGATGCGTACTTATCGATTTCACTAAACACAAGTGCCTGGAATCCTAAAGGCTCCCAGGCACACGATACGGACTCTATGCCACTAAAAATGCTGATGTAATCCACTAATCCTCCTCCCGCATGAAAAGTACCCAATGCGTCTTAGACGCTTTAGGGCGTCGATTGCCGATGATTGGTTTTGCCGGACAAAGCGCCAGTACATCTTTAAGCGGAATGCGATACTCGTACCACTTAAATACCAACACTCCGTAAGGCTTGAGTACGCGCAGGCACTCTCTAAAGCCTTTGGCCAAGTCTTCGCGCCAGTTGTCGTGGTCGAGCCTGCCGTACTTATCGACTTGCCATCCTGCGCCAACGTCTAAATGCGGCGGGTCAAAGATAACGAGGTTAAAGCTTTTTTCCGGGAACGGTAGCTCCCTGAAATCGGCTACCATATCGGGACTAACGTCAAGTGTGCGTCCATCGCATAACGTGAGATGTCTCGGATGTGCGTCGCACTTAAGTACGCGCTCGTCTTGCTTGTCGAAGTAAAAGCTCTGTGCCCCGCAAGCCACGTCTAGGGCTGGTGGTAAAGTCTCTTCATCGGTCATCAGTACCACCCGCCTCTACAACTTCGGTCATCAGTACCACCCGCCTCCACAGCTTTGAGTACCACCTCAAGCCGAACTGCCATCTCAGCCCATTTTCTAAGCCGCAAGACATTCACACTGACCACATCTGTATCGTAGTGTCCGTTTTGATCACACCACCCACACGCCATCCTTAGGTCATTGCTAAGGGTATGAGCAGATACAACCTCAGCCCTAATATCACTATTCATAAATGCTCACCACCCTTGCGCCGCAATTAGGACAGAAACGCACATAATCAGGGCTTATATGCTTACGCTTGCATTTGCTGCATTCAAAAACCGGTACTGGATAAAATCCGTCTTTTGGTGGTTTGCTTATGTCCTCACATGTAGGGTCTATGAGGTCGGCTAGGCGCTCAGCAAGAGCTGATATGCCAAGCCAGTAGCCTTTTTTGCCGCCTATAGCGGTGCAAATATCCGTGTACAGCGGCTTGTAATCCTGGTCGCGCTTGCTGGAAGTAAGACGACGCAGCCGCTCCGCTACTTCATGGCGCTCCTCTGGGGTGATGCTACTCATTGCCATCACCTAGCTTTCGTAGCTCCATAGCAATATCTTGGAGCTTGAGACTGGCGGCAGCGTCATTAAGACAATGTATAATGTCCTCTATGGCACGTGCTATGCTTTCATGATCGCTGATAGGGTCAGTGTGGGTAACCAATTCCGGTAAACTCCAGCTAATGAGCTTCTCTGGTATCTCATAAACGATACGAGTCATGGTCTCATATATCTTTATAGCTTTAACTGTCCTTTTTTCTCCATGACACCACACGGTATCCCCGATGTGTATCGGTACGCCGTCTTTATCGCGTGGTAGCTCCACCATATTTGACGTGTCACAAAGGTCGAGGATGATAGAAAATATCGTTCGATTGTCATAATCTAAAGATTTGCCAATCGAAACGTCTTTGCCAGTTATTGCTCTGTAAAAAACCGTGTAATCTATGTAGTCTCTATCTATCCCGTCTTTTACTCTCCGCGCGATTTCCGCGCGCGCTTGTTGAGTTAGCATTTTTAACTCCTTAATTTGACCTTATTCAAGCCAGCTTTTAACCGTAGCGTCCCATTGGTTTTTATTACCAACGCCCACGAGCCACTTTTCAAAAGTTCCTCTAAGCTCGATAGGACAACGAATAATGATTGAATGGGGCGCATTTCCACCTGATGGTGCGAGCAGTCTTACAACCGCTTCCTTTGGCTCTTGGTGTGACGAATGTCCTTTAAGCTCTGCAAGCTCTTCAGGCGTCACCACGCCGGAAAATACAGTATCCATAGCCAATTCCATCTCTTTCATGCGGCCTCCTCAGCTTTAAGCTGTCTATAAAGCCAGCACATGACAGCGCCTATATCAGCAAAAATGGCTATCATCACCGCGAAAAACAGGCCATTTGGTATATCGATACTCTCGACAATGCCCGGGATAAAAGCTGCACCAAAAAGAACTATGCAGCCAACAACTCCATCTCTAGTCATCGACAATCACCCCCGCGCAGTAGCGGTCAACGAAATACGCCTGTCCTTTTCCGGTAACAAGCGGGGTCTTTTGTATGGTCGTACTTCCGTCGGCATGGCCGATTACGGTCTCTTTGATGCGGAATAAGCCCATATCCATAGCACGTTGCGTCGGGACATTGCGCGAGCGTCCAAAGCTGCATAGATAGCCATCAGAGCGCAGCCGCTCAAAGAGCCGGTTTTGACCGATGTTAAGGCCGTTTTGGCGCATGATCTTAGCCAGAGAACCAACGAGGATGCAGCCATCAGATGCGGCTACGGCATCCGCAAAGCGTGCGCGTGGTGCCAGCTCCTCTATCTGCTGCTTCTGACGACGCATGGTTTCATCTGCGATTTTAAGAGCGCGGGCGAGGATAACTTCTGGTGGCTCGTTGACCTCAGCGGCGATATACCCGCCGTCGCGCCTGATGGCGGGAAGTACGTCATGCGTAACCCAACGTTGAAAGCGCTTTACACGCTCACGAGCGGCCGGATCCTTAATACAGGACGCGCGACGAAGCATTACAGCGCGATAAAACCCCGCCTCATTGAGTGTCGTCATTGTCTGCATTCCGCCAAGGGTCGCCACTTTGTGGCGTCCCTTCTCGTCCTCGTCAAGTAACCGCGTCAATTTGTTTGCTTCCGGATATCCAAGTATCCGAGCAACGTCAGATGCGATTACCTCCGGCGTGTCGTTTGTAGCAACCGCGCGCAACTCGCCGAACTCGTCGTTTGTAAAAACTGTTAATGACATACACGCCTCCTAAACATTGAAAGGCTTAAGAGATGCAGCCCATGCAAGGACAGCGTCTCGGTGATAGCGGTCATTTCTGACTCCAGGAAGGTGAAGTGCCGGGAGAGGATTTATCTCGCGCTTCGTCCACTCACGTATACGCTGCTGATGCACACCAAAAAGACGCGCGACCTCAGGAACCGTAAGGAATACATGATTGATAGGTACTTGTATTACTGTCAGTTCTTCCTTATCTGCTGGTATAATTACAGAGTCCATAGGGGACACCTTTCGGACAAGCCCTTACGCAGTAGCCGCTGAGTAAGGGCAATTCTTTTGATGTAAGTTAATCTGTAAAACACGAAAGCCATTCAGCAGGAACATCTAAAGCGTTTGCAAGCTTTTTGATCGTATGAACAGTAATATGACGCTCGGAATCTTCGCCTCTAATGTCATAGATAGTAGATGCGCTTATACCTGATGTTTTGGCCAGCTGTAGAACAGTACAGCCCTTGTTTGCCATCGCAAGACGAAGTCTTGTACTAATTGTTTTTTCAAAATTCATGCACACTCCTTTCTGTTGGCAATGCTATTAACAGCGGTTCTTCCATGAGAGCCGCGAACATGCAGATAGCGGGCGTCACCGGCTCCCCCGGTTCACGCCATATCTGGTATCTTCTCCGCAGTAAGCTAGCGTCTATATCTAGGTGCGCCTTTTATTCGCACTTATTACTGTTTCGCATTATCAAAGAGCAGACTAACAATTTCTGTTAGTTATATTACTAGAGTATATCAATAATTGTTAGTGTAAAGAGAAATTTTTAACATTTATTGTTAAAAATATGTAACTATAGTAAAATCCCAGATAGATAAAAGGAGGCACCATGAAAGACTATGACCTTCAGCTTACAAAAGTAAGACGATCTCATAAAATGACACAAGAGGAACTTGCAGCAGCAATCGGAGTTTCAACGCAAGTTATTAGTAATTGGGAACGACAAGTTACCAATATTCCTCTTGATATGGCATTCAAAATATGCCAGCTCTTTAATTGTACTCTTGATGAATTAGTTGGTAATGAAACCTCAGATGCAGCATATAAGAATGCACGTAAGATTGATGCTCTTATGGAGTCGATAAAGGATGTAAACGCAGTGATTGAGGAGCTTAAGCGTCAGATTTAATAAATCATTACAGCAGTAGATACATTCAACTATCAAGGAACATTTGTTCTGTTGTAACTTATCTGCCGGACAGAAATTAAAAATTAGCGCATTTGCGCTGGTTGAAGTTGTAAATGGAAAGGAAAGAAC